ACTTGCCTGATCAGTACAAGGATGTAGATGATTATTTTTCATTATCTCAAGAAGATACCTTATCGTTTGCAGTTACAGTGTGAAATGGTTAACTTATGCAAAAAATATTAAAAAGAAAAGGAATTATAGAATATATTTCTTACGGCAAACGTCATCGAGAAGATGGCCCGGCAGCAATATGGTTTAATGGAGATAAATCCTGGTATCTTCATGGTCATCTTCATCGAATAGATGGCCCGGCATTAGAATGGACTAATGGACATCAAGAATGGTGGCTTCATGATCAACGCCATCGAGACGATGGGCCTGCAATTGAGTATTTAAATGGAGATAAAGAATGGTGGATTCATGGAAAGCGCCATCGAGAAGGCGCTCCAGCCATAGAAAGTTTCAGTGAGAAACGATGGTATCTTCATGGTCATCTTCATCGAGAAGATGGTCCAGCGATAGAGTTGCCTAATGGACGTAAAGAGTGGCATCTTCATGATCAATGCCATCGAGAAGATGGTCCGGCAATAGAAGATGCTTATGGAAATAAATGGTGGTACTTTCAAGGTAAAAATTATACAGAAAAAGAATATTGGAGAGTACTTAAATTGAAAGCTTTATGGTAAAGTATGCAAGAAATTAAAAAAGAGATATGTGGCGCTAAAAAATATTATTGGAAGTATCAGCTACATCGAGAAGATGGGCCAGCCATAGAATGGCATGATGGATCTAAAGAATGGTGGATTCATGGTCAACTTCATCGAGAAGATGGTCCGGCAGTAGAATATACTAATGGAGAGAAATTTTGGTATCTTTATGGTAAATGCCATCGAGAAGATGGACCTGCCGTAGAATGGTTTAATGGAAATAAATATTGGTTTTTTCATGGTCAACGTCATCGAGAAGATGGCCCAGCTATAGAGCATTCTGATGGATTGAAAGCTTTTTATCTTCAAGGAAAAGACTATTCAGAAGAAGAATATTGGCGATTAGTTAAATTAAAAGGTTTGTGGTAACACAATGCAAGAAATTAAGATAGATATATTTGGTACCAAAAAATATTATTGGAATGGTCGATTGCATCGAGAAGATGGGCCAGCGATAGAATATTCTGATGGAACTACAGTGTGGTTTCTTCATAATAAGAAACATCGAGAAGATGGTCCGGCAGTAGAAACTATTGATGGAGATATGGGTTGGTATCGTTATGGAGAATTACATCGAGAAAAAGAGCCCGCCATTATATTAAATAATGGGGAGAAATCTTGGTGGCTTCATGATCAACGGCACAGAGAGGATGGGCCCGCCGTAGAATTTGCTAATGGAGAAAAAGAGTGGTTTCTTCAAGGCACAGAATATTTAGAAGAAGAATATTGGCGCTTAGTTAAACTAAAGGGTTTGTGGTAATAATATGCAAAAAATTAAGATAGATAAAGATGGTAATAAAAGATATTATTGGAATAATAAGTTACATCGAGAAGATGGTCCGGCCATAGAATGGTTTAATGGACGTAAAGATTGGTACCTTCATGGTCAACGACATCGAGAAGCGGGACCAGCAGTAGAATATGAGAATGGAGATAAAGAATGGTTTATCCATGGAAAATATCATCGAGAAGATGGCCCAGCCAGAGAATTTTTTTGGGGAGGTAAAGAATGGTTTCTTCACGGTCAACTCCATCGAGAAGATGGACCAGCCATAGAATATGCTAGTGGAGAAAAATATTGGTACCTTCAAGGCAAAGAATATACAGAAGAAGAGTATTGGCGAGTGGTTAAATTAAAAGCTTTGTGGTAAAGTATGCAAGAAATAAAAATAAATGAACGTGGGACTAAAAGATACTATTGGAATGATGAATTACATCGAGAAGATGGTCCGGCCATAGAGAGGAGTAATGGAGATAAAGAATGGTGGATTCATGGCAAAAGACATCGAGAAGGTGGTCCAGCAGTAGAACTGGCTGATGGATATAAAGAATGGTATCTTCATGGTCAATGTCATCGAGAAGATGGTCCAGCCATAGAATATGCCGATGGTTATCAAGAATTTTGGCTAAATAACCGCTTTATTTCTTCAAAAGAAGAATATTGGCGGTTAGTTAAGTTGAAAGCTCTATGGTAACATCCAAATTTCTATGCTTTTTATTTACAAAATTACCAATTTAATAAATGGAAAAATTTACATTGGGCAAACTATTAATCCCTCTCGAAGATGGTCACAGCATAAATCTAATGCTAAACTCCAAAAAGGTAAGCAAATTATTACCGCCGCCATCCGTAAATATGGGCCAGACTCCTTCTCTTTCCAAATAATTGCCACCTGCCTCTCCCAAGACCAAGCTAATTGTTCAGAAGAACTGATCATCCAACAAGAAAATAGCCGTCATCCCAATATTGGATACAATGTGGACAAAGGTGGTATGCTGCAATCTCAAGATCCAATTATTGCGGCTAAAATTAGTCACAGCCTTAAAAAATATTATCAATCTCACGATAATTGGAATAAAGGAGGCACCCTCTCTCCTGAATGGAAAGAAAAAATATCCCAATCTCATGTAGGGAAAACTGGAACCAATACTGGAAAAACACTCCCCAATAATTGGAAATTAAAAATTTCTCAATCTCAAGCCGGTCAACCTAAACTTTCCAAAAGAAAATTTCCGCCTCAAATAGAACAAGAAATCTGTCAATTATATATTAATAATAATTCTGCCTACTCATTAGCTAAACAATTCCAATGTCACCGGACTGTCATTACCGATATTTTAATTCGTCATCATATTACTTTAAGAGTTGCTTCCAATAATAAGAGAAAGAAATTATTCTCTGCAGAGCAAGAACTAGAGATATGTCAAGAGTATCAGCAAAAAATATATTCCAGAACTGACCTGGCTATCAAATATAAGTGTAGCAAAACAACTATTAGGGATATATTAATAAGACATAGTGTTCAACTGTAAATGAGGTGATGATGGAACCGAGAAAAAACCGAAGCGATAAGTACCAATGGATACTCCTCGAAACCGCCTGCTCCAACGAAATGCTCGAATCCTTCTGCAACGAAGACAGCATCTCGTCTCGCTTAAACCCCTTTCAATATAATGAAAATCTAATTGATTTAGAAGATCAATTGAAGAAAGAATTTTGGAGAGTGGTAGAAACTTTGTTAACTCCTCGTCAACGTCAGGTGATTCGATTGTATGCTGATGGTTATACCCAGATGGAAATTGCTAAGATGTTAAATGTTAATCAAAGTTCAATTACGAAATCGCTGAACGGTAACGTGGATTATAAGAACGGGAAAAAGATCTACGGTGGCGCGAGAAAGAAAATCCGCAAAATCATCGAAAACGACACCAAGATCAAAGAAATCTTACAGAAAATCGCCGAATGTCGAGATGAAAAATGGTAAGTCACTGTGACACTTTGCTCTCAATGCCAAATGCCTCAAACTCAATTTGTGCCCAAGACAAAATGGTGTGCCACCTGTCATCAAAACTATAAAAAGAGAAAATATCAAGAAAATTTATCAGCCAGTAGATACTATACTAACCAAAGAAGAGCGGCAAGAATTCAATGGTTTCAACAACTTAAAGCCAATATTCCTTGTACGGATTGTGGAAAAATATATGATCCCGTTTGTTTAGATTATGATCACGTACCAGGTCGAGGCATTAAATATAAAAATGTGTCTCGGATGGTGTTAGATAATAGTCCGAAAGAAAAGATCTTAGAAGAAATCAAGAAATGTGAATTGGTTTGCGTGTTATGTCATAATGCGCGGACCTTTTGTCGTTTAAAAACGGCCACTGCTTATAAACCACATCAACAAAGAAATATTAATATAATTAATCAGTTCAAAGAACAACCGTGCGTTTACTGTGGTCAACAATACCCTAGCTATAATATGCAAATGGATCATATCAATCCAGCACACAAGTTATCTAATATATCACAGTTGAAAAGTAGTAAAGTAGAAATTTTGCATCAAGAATTGGCTAAATGCCAGGTGTTATGTGCTGTATGTCATCGGCTTAAATCGATTATTGAACAAAAGGCCGGAAAATATTTACTTGCCAAATCTAAAATTGCTAAAAAGAGGTTATATTTTGATGGATATGTCAAAGAGTGCGGTCGATGCCGGCAACTAAAAGAACTTAGCTGTTTTAGAAAACATCAGCACACTACTTCTGGCTATAACACTTATTGTATAAGCTGTTTTAATGAGTACCGACGACAACGAAGAGCCAACCTGTAAAATCTATTTGTTAACTAATGTAATCAATAATAAGATTTATATTGGTCAAACTTGGAATTCAGTTCACTCTCGAATGGGTAAAAAAGGATCAAAATATAGGAACTCTCCTTATTTGTATAAGGCTATTGTCAAATATGGGGCCCAAAATTTCAAATATGAAATCTTGGTTAAGTGTTATGATCAAGAGACAGCGGATTATTTAGAAGAATATTATATTAAGCAATATCGAAGTCAAGATTCTCATATTGGTTATAATTTGAAAGAAGGCGGTCGAGGAGGTAAGCATTCGTTGGAAACCAAAGAAAAGATCTCTCAATCCGTAAAGAAACAATTGGCCAATTTAACTCCAGAAGAGTTATTAGAGAGAACGGCCAAAATATCTAGTTATTGGTCTGGAAAGCAGCGAGGCCCACAAACAGAGCAATGGAAACAAGAAAATTCTGCTAAAATTAAAGCTTGGCATGCAGAACATCCACACCCTATGTTGGGGAAGAGTCATTCAGCGGAAGCAAAAGCAAAAATTAAGCGGAGTAGTTTGGGCAGAAAGTGTTCTCCGGAAGCTATTCAAAAGCGAGTGGCAAAATTAAAGATAGATCAAGAATTAGAATTATCTATTATTATGGCGTATCAGAGTGGGGATCTTATTTCTGAAATTGAAAAAGAATATGGGGTAAGAGTATCAACTATTTACCGAGTGCTGAAGAGGAACGCTATTCCGTTAAGGGGATGTGATCAGAGTTGGGTCGGTAAGAGTCATACTCCAGAAACCTTGGAAAAGATGTCGAGAGCGAGGAAGAAGTATTGGGAGCGCCAACGAGTGATGGGGACAATTAATCAAGAATAATATCAATATTTGTTTATCTATAATAGGCGTATTTTATTTAATGGGAGACGTAATGTCAAAATTTAGTATAGATTATTCAAGTTTAGAGAATAAAATTTATAAGAAAGCTTATAGATTGAGCGAAGTAAAAGATAAACTTGAAACTGTGGCCTTTGACATTGTTAGATTCAAGGAAGGCGATAAGGGCGCTGATTTATGGCAAGTCCAGAGTGCAGATGATGGCGAGTATATTGTGGCTTTATATCAACCAGAAGAGGACGTAAAAACGGCTTCTTGGGATGTGGTATTGAGTAAAACGGCAGGTACTTTACATGTTTCTTATAACGGGGATCCGATTGTCAAGGTAGCAGCTAGTAAATTGGGGATTCCGGCAGCTGAGTTAGATAAGGTTCAAAGTTATTTGCCAAATAAATTGGCTACTAATAAAAAA